TGGTCTATGACGGGGGCGATGCGGGCGGGCTGAGCGCCGACCAGTTCGACCGGCTCAAGGCCGAGCTTGCCAGCGCCTTCCAGGGCCATGCCAATGCCGGCCGTCCGATGCTGCTCGAAGGCGGGCTCGACTGGAAGGCGATGAGCCTCTCCCCCGCCGACATGGATTTTGCCACGCTGAAGGCGGCTGCCGCGCGCGACATTGCGCTCGCCTTCGGCATTCCGCCCATGCTGCTCGGCCTGCCGGGCGACAACACCTACGCCAATTACCGCGAGGCCAACCGCGCGCTGTGGCGGCTCACGCTGCTGCCGCTGGCGGGCAAGATCCTGACCGGGCTGCACGCGGGGCTGTCCGACTGGTTCGCCGATCCGCCCACCGTCGATCTCGACCGCGTCCCCGCGCTCGCCGAAGACCGCGAGAAGCTGTGGGCGCAGGTCAGCACCGCCGATTTCCTGAGCGGCGCGGAAAAGCGCGCCATGCTCGGCCTAGAACGGCCATAGCGGCGGAACCTCACCCCGATAGTTTTCGGTGAAGCTGCATTCGCCGCGGTCGTAGTGGAAGCTGCCGCCCGCATCGGCGCACTCGTCCGCCGCGAGGAAGTCGATCGAATACAGGTAGGCCGCGTAGGCGAGCACCAGAGCCGCCACGAGGCCGGCGGTCCACAGATAGCCTGACTTTAAACCCTGCATCGGCGCTTCCTGCCCGATTGCACAGCGATGGTGAACCCATGACACGAGAAGACATGCTCGCGCGGCTGATCGCGCAGGCAAACCGCGCCGATACCTCCGGGGGCGTCGAGCTGATCACGCTGCGCGCGATCGTCGAGGAGGCGAGCGAGCTGGGCGCCGAGCGCGTGCTGGGCCGGCTCGGCCTCGCCGATCCGTCGGCGCAGGAGGATCTGGGCGAATTGCGCGAGCTGCTTTCGGCCTGGCGCGATGCCAAGGCGAGCGCATGGAAGGCGGCGGTCGAATGGATCGTACGCGGCCTGCTCGCATTGTTGCTGGTCGGCATTGCGGTCCGGCTGGGCGTCGGGGAGATGCTTTCGTGACCCTTCGCCAGGCTCAGGGCGAGCGGGTACTGCGCATCGCCGGCTATGCCGCGCTGTTCGACAGAGTGGATGGTGCACGCGACACGATCCGCCGCGGTGCTTTCAGCCGGACCTTGTCCGAGAGACGCGGCCCCTACCCGCTCTATTGGCAGCACCGGCCCGAGCAGCGCATCGGCTGGGTCGAGACCGCGGGCGAGGATGCGCGTGGCCTCAGGATCATCGCCACGATCGACAATCCGGACGGCCGCGCCGCCAAACTGCTGCGCGAGCGCGCGGTAAACGGCCTCAGCTTCGGCTACCGCGCGCGTAATTATCGCCACACGCCGCAAGGCCGCGAGCTGGCCGATATCGAGCTGTTCGAGGTCAGCGTGGTGACGCACCCGCTGCAGGATGGCGCCCGGGTGCATTGGACCACGCAAGACCCAACTATCCCGTCGCCCCGGACTTGATCCGGGGTGGGGCTAGCCTTCTCCGCCGCATCCAAAGGCAGCACTGGCCCGGATCAGGTCCGGGCCGACGACTAGTCTTTTGATCTCTCCCTTCGCCGCCTTCCGGGCGGCTTTCTTTTGTGCCCTGAAGAAAGAGGTTTTCTATGGATACTCCCACGACCCCCACCGACCCCGCCGAAGCCAGCTTCGATATCGTCGCGCGCCAGGACAGGACCGAAGCCGATGTCGCCGCGCTGCGCTCCGACGTCGACGAGGTGAAAGCGCGCGTCGACAAGATCGGCCGTGCTGCCGCCCGCCCCGCGATCGGAGGCTCCGACGAGACCGCCCCCGAAGTGAAGGGTTTCGTCGACGGCTATCTGCGCCGCGGCTCGACGGCGGAGTTCAAGTCGATCAGCGGCACCGTGCCCGCCGATGGCGGCTATGCCGTACCCCGCCAGATCGACGCGATGATTGCGCGCGAGCTGACCGCAATCAGCCCGATCCGCGCGATTGCGCAGGTCGTCCAGACCGGCAGCGCGGGTTATCGCAAGCTCGTCACCACCGGCGGCACGGCATCGGGCTGGGTCAGCGAAACCGCCGCGCGGCCCGAAACTGCCACGCCCGAATTCGCCGAAATCGCCCCGCCCACGGGCGAACTCTACGCCAACCCCGCGGCAAGCCAGGCGATGCTCGACGATGCCGGGTTCGACCTCGAAAACTGGCTCGCGAGCGAGATCGCGATGGAATTCGCCCGCGCCGAAGGCGCCGCCTTCATCGGCGGCAGCGGGATCGACCAGCCCGAAGGCTTCCTCAACGCGCCCGCGACGCTGGTCGACGATGCCGCGCGCCCCTTCGGCACGCTGCAATATCTCGCCTCGGGCGATGCCGGCGGGTTGGGGGCCGACCCCGACCTCACGCTGATCGACCTCGTCCACACGCTGAAAGCCGGACACCGCCAGGGCGCAAGCTTCGTGATGAATTCGGCGACGCTCGCCGAGGTGCGCAAGCTGAAGAGCGCCGATGGCGCCTTCCTGTGGCAGCCGGGCCTGGTCGAGGGCCAGCCCGACCGCCTGCTCGGCTATCCGGTGGTCGAGGCCGAGGACATGCCCGATATCGCGGCGGGGACCCATCCGATCGCCTTCGGCAATTTCCGCCACGGCTATCTGATCGCCGAACGCAGCGCCACGCAGGTGCTGCGCGATCCCTTCACCAACAAGCCCTTCGTCCACTTCTACGCCACCAAGCGCGTGGGCGGGCAGGTGCTCGACAGCAATGCGATCAAGCTGCTGAAGATCGAATTGTAAGAGCTGGCAGGCAGGCCCGGTGTCCCCTGCCGGGCCTGTTTATTTTTTTGTTTCGCCTCAAGCGCCGGCGGCCGCGTCCGCGGCCTTAGGCTTTCCTCGCTCATGCGGACTTCGTCCGCGTCGCTGCGGGCGGCCAGTCGGCCTTGCCGGGCCTCCACCGGCCCGGATCCAGCGCACGGTAGCAAACTGGCGAAAGTCTCCGAGCCGAAGGCGAGGCAAGGGCGACCGCCCGCCCGCAGCGGGTGCAGCTTGCTGCACGTCTAGCGAGGACGAACCCGCGGAGGCGGGTTCGAAACACAAGGACCACCCAATTCATGCCCCCAGACCTCTCCGGCCAGCCGCTTGGCGAACTCAAGCAATGGCTGGCGATCAGCACGGCCAGCGAGGATGCGCTGCTGCTGCGCCTGCTCGAAACCGCGTGGCAAATGTGCCTGCAATTCACCGGTATTGCCGCGACCCAATGGACCGAGCTCGACGAGGCGCTGCGCCACGGGATCGTCCGTTTCGCCGCCTATCAGTATCGCGAGCGCGACGCGGGCGCGGGCGAGCCACTGCCAGCCGCGATCACCGCGCTGTGGCGGCCCTGGCGCATGGTGCGGCTGTGAGCTTCGCCGCGCTGGCCGAGCGCCTCACCCGCCGCGCCGCGTCGCTCGCCACTTCCCGGGGCGAAAGCCGCCTCCGGGCCCGTCGCCGCGATGGCGGACAATGGCGCCGCGCGGCGCTGCTGTGGCCGCTGTTTTCCGGGGGAGACCGATAGATGGAAACCGCCCTCCGCAGCGCGCTCGTCGCCTGGCTGCGCGCCGATACCGTCCTCGCCGGCATGATCAACGCGATCGAGGAAGAGGGGCCCGTTGCCGCCAGCCCGCCGCATATCGCCCTCGTCGCAAGCGCCAGCGCCGACTGGTCGACCAAGTCGGGCACGGGCCGTGAAATCCGCCTTGCGCTCGAGCTGGTCGATCGCAGCGACGATCCAGCCGCAAGTGCCGCCATCGCCGCGCGCGTCGAGCAGCGCATCGCCACGCTCGCCCCGCAGCAGGACGGGTTTCGCGTGGTCGTCACCCAATTCCTGCGCAGCCGCGCCGAACGCCGCGCGCGCAGCATGCGCGCCATGCTGCTCGAATATCGCTTCCTGGTGATGGCGGATTGATTGTTTTTCGCACCGACATCCGTCGGTGCGTCCTCGGTGCCGTTTCGACGCGTGCCGCGTCGAGCACCTGCGGTCGGGCGGTCGCCCTTGCCGGGCCTCCCCCGGCCCGGATTTGCCGCGACACATCTGATCAACTCGGTTTTCCGAGCCGAAGGCGAGGCAAGGCCGACTGGCCGCCCGCAGCGACGCGACCTTCAGGTCGCATGAGCGAGGAAAGCCAAGTGAGCGGACGCGAACGCCGGCGATTGAGGCCAAACAAAAAAGGACACATAATATGACAGCCCAGAAAGGTGCCGCCTTCCTCCTCAAGATCGGCGATGGCGGCTCGCCGGTGACCTACGAGACCGTCGCCGGCCTCAGAACCACGCAGATGAGCGTCAACGGCGACACGGTGGTCGTCACTCACAAGGAAAGCGGCGGTTGGCGCGAACTGCTGTCGGGGGCGGGAACGCGCTCGGTCTCGGTCTCCGCCTCGGGCATCTTCCTCGGTTCGGATGCCGAAGCCTCCGTCCGCGCCCACGCGCTCGCCGGGACGCTCGACGATTATGAGTTGAGCTTCGAGGACGGCGCGAAGATGCGCGGCCGCTTCCTCGTCCAGCGCCTCGATTATGCGGGCGATTTCAACGGCGAACGGACCTATGCGCTCCAGCTCGAAAGCTCCGGTGCGGTGATGCCGTCGTGAACGGCGCTCAAGCAGCCCTAAGCGGTAGCGCCGACCAGAAGCCGAGTAACCCTGCACGAGGCGAGGCCACGCTCGTCATTGCGGGCAGGCCACACGTCCTGCGCCCCACATTCAACGCGCTGGTCTGCGCCGAGGAAGAGCTCGGGCCGCTGTTCGCGCTGGTCGAGCGCGCGGGCGAGGGCCAGTTGCGCCTGGCCGAGATCGCCACGCTGTTCTGGCACTGCCTTGCCGAGCGCGGCACGCTGGCCCGCGAAGATGTGGGCGAAGCCGTGCTCCGGCAGGGGCTCGCCGCCGCCGCCAAGCCGCTGCGCGTGGTGCTGGGCGAGATTCTCAAAGGCTCGGGATGAGCCGGACCTTTGCCGCAGGCGCGCTGCGGCTGGCCACGCTCGCCGCGATGCATCTTCGCTGGACGCCGCGCACCTTCTGGAGCGCGACGCCGGCCGAACTCGCAGCCTGTCTCGCCCCGCCGCTGCCCGCCGGGGCCCCGCCAAGCCGCGCCGAGATCGCGGCGCTGATCGAGAGAGACAGCCATGGATGACGATTTCGAAGAGCTGGTTGTGGCGGTACGCGCCGACACGCAGGCTTTCGCCGCCGACATGCGCGCCATGCGCAGCACCTTCGACACCACGCTGCTCGACGGCTTCGAAAGCGCGGGCCGCGTGCTCGAACGCGGACTGCTATCGGCCATCCGCAAGGGCGGTCTCGGCTTCGAGGACCTCAAGCGCATGGCGACCCGCGCGCTCGACCAGATTGCGGCGCAGGCGCTGCAGCTCGGGCTCGACCGGCTGTTCGGCGGATCGGGTGGCGGCGGTCTCGGCGGCCTGCTCGCAGGCACGATCGGGGCGCTGTTCGGCGTGCCGGGACGCGCAACCGGCGGCCTCGTCGCGCCCGAGCGGCCCTATCTGGTCGGCGAGCGCGGGCCCGAGCTGTTCGTGCCGGCGAGCGCGGGCCGGGTCGAGGCGAACCGGGTTGACGCGACGAGCCGGTCGGACGTGCGCGTCGCGATCAATTTGTCCGCCCCGCGCGGCATGTCCGCACCGGTCGCGCTGCAGCGTTCCTCGCGCCAGGTCGCGAGCGCGGTCCGCCGTGCCCTCTCGGTCTAGGAGACACCATCATGGCTTTCTGGCTCGCTCGCGAACGCAACGGGCAGCATTCCGACTATATCCAGCGCTTCGATCCGCGTTTCTGGACGGTCAATTTCCCGCGCCCGATGATGGCCAGCGTGGTCACCACCGCACCCGATACGCTGCGTGTCGAGTGCGAGTTCTTCCACGAGGGCGAGCTGGCTGGCCTGATCTGGGAGAGCGAGGACAGCCTCGACCACCCGCTGCTCGCCTATGAAACGCAGCGTGACTATGCGCATTGCGTGCTGCGCTTTCGCTGGCGCAGCGGCGGAGTGCTGGCACTCGACGTGCCGCATGGGCCGACGCTGACGATCGAGGGGCGCGATGCGGCAGGCAACGAACGCGCCTGGTATGTCCGGCTGTGGAACTATGCCAGCGGTTCGCCCACCGATGCGCAGATCGAACTC